AATATTATGAAGACAAAAAGAAAATAGGAGATTGGATTAAGGTTTGTGAAGGTCAGTTTTACCAGATACAAAACCTGCCCGAAGTATTCCTAAGCAATGAACTTGCTACAGAAGAAGAAGTAAACTTATTTTTAAATAAAACAGAACTATAATTATGGCTAGATTAAAATCATTTACAGGAGGTGCATTACCAAGAGATTTTTGGAACTACAAGTTAAACCCAGTATCAGGGTTTTCTACAGCAGAGAGAGAAGACAACACACAAGACGACTCTAAGAAGTACTACAAGAGAGAAACATCAATAACATTTACTAAATCAGACGACAATGGATAGTGATTTATTAGCAGCATATCAGCATACTAGGTATAGTTTAAATATAGCCGAACACAGTGGAAACAATACATACCTAGAAAAACAACTAAAGATGGCTATAGAGAGCCTTGAAAAGGTTATAGCGAAACAAATAAAACAATAATTATGAAAGCGAAATACATAAGAGATAACGGTGTAGATGATCTAACACAAGACAGCATTTACCCAGTAACAGCAACAGAGAATGGTTGTTTAGAGATTATAGATGATACTGGTATAAAGTGTTGGTTTGTATCAGAGAAGTTTGAGATAGTTGATACAGTTGTAGAGTCTGTAGTACATAAGTATAAGAGTCGTTCTAAGGTAGGTATAGATAAATATGGCACTACGCTTGATAGAGATGATTTAAGTGTCTTAGAATGGCTTAATCATTTTCAGGAAGAAATGCTTGATGGGGTGTTGTATATAGAAAAAGCCATGCAAGAAATAAGAAAACAACAATAGATATGGAAGAAATAAAAGCATACAAGCTGTCAAACGGAGAGATAGTAGCTGATCAAGTCACTGCTAAAAGGAGACAACACGAGTTGGACTATCATAAGGGGATTTCTGAGTTCGTGTACAACTATGGTAGGTTCGGATACACGTTAGAAGAGCTTATCGTAAAGCACGGAGACGAGCTACTTAATGTTTTACTGTCTAAGTAAGGAAACAATTCAATAGGGGTGTCAATTCAATAGGGGGTAGCGTTAGATCGTTACTCCTATTTTTTTGTTACCAGTGTTTTGTTTCCAGTACGATACTGCAATTCAATAGGTTATTCTATATTCGAATAAGGAAATTTCAATTCAATACCCCTGCAATTCAATACCCCCTCCGCAATTCAATAGGGGTATATTTCAAAATACTACCTAAAACCTATTAGGTTAGTAGGGTAAAAAATATATCACTTTTTTCTTGCGTATATCAAATATATTGCTATTCGTAGCGTGTTCATTATATAGAAAATTGACGTTTTTAATATCCATAACCCAAACATAAATATATTTATTCGTAAAACCTTAAATACTACACAGTTAGCAAAAAAGTAGCTAGTTTTTATAAAAAAATGTGTAGTTTTTTAATATTTTTGTTGTGGGATTCATTTATATAATGTAATTTAGCAATGTCAATAAGGCACAACAATTTAATTTTTACATTATGATACCGTCAAATATAAAAGTCGAAAACAAATTTCTACATAATAAAGGAAATAATGCTTTGGTGCAAAATTATTATAATGATTTAGAACTTGTTTCTTTTATTCCTTATCCTAAAATATACGAACACTTGAGCACTAGAAAATATAGCATAGGTGCATGGACTATCAAAAAATATAAACCTTTAAATAAATAATATCATGATGATACCAACAATTTTAGCTAGTAAAATAGCACTAAGTAAAAAAGAGTTCTTATTCTTTAATTTAAACGAGAATAACAAGATAACTAACGTTAAACTAACTAACGACTATAAAAGGTATAAAAACCAATATGATAAAGTTAGGGTAGTTAGCACTATTAAAAACGACTTAAAATATACAACCATATAATATATACATTATGAAAACAGAAACTAAAACACTAATAAAAAAAGCTATTGTAGTTACTATATTTTTAGTAATTGGGTTGATACTTTTAAACTACGGACAAACTAACTAATAAATTATACTATTATGAAATATTCAGAAATTAAAGAAATAATAAATTTAGCTAATCAATTAGATATTGACAAAACAGAACTATTTAACTACGTTAATAAGCAAGATGAAAGTTTTGAGCTAGATAACTACAAATTTATAACAGAACAGGAATCTTTAAAAGAGGTTATAAATATGCATGAAGGCGATCCGTATATTTTAGGTTGTTTTAATGCTAGTTTCTTATGTGATTATTTACCGCTTGATTATGATGATATAAAAACCATGCAGGAAAATGAATCTAATTTTGAAATACTTGGTAAACTAGTGTTAAATTCTGGTGAACTTGAAAACATGATGGAAGAGTATATCAGACTTGACGGCTATGGCCATGCGTTAGGCTCATACGATCATAGTTATGACGAAATCACATTAAATAATATCGATTATATATACATGAGAATTTAATAAATAAACCTATTATAAACGCTTTTAAGGGATTATCTACAGTAAAGATCCATATTGTATGGTAAACTGGTTTTAGTCCTTTAAAACTAATAAAACATAAAATTATGAAATATTACAAAGTGAAAAAAGAGTCAGACAATAAAAGAATATTCATTAAAAAGGGCAATGTGCTAGAAGTATATTATAAACGCTCTATCCTAGTGGCAAATGAACTTATAACAATAAAAGAAGCTAATAAACAAGGACTAACACAGTCACTTAGTAAACACGCTAATTTAGTAGAAATAAACAAAAATAATACTTACTTCTTTTTTGGTTGTAGGTTTAGTCTTTAAACTACGACACAACTACGACACTAAAAAATATAAATTATGATAAAAGCATACGGTTCAACAGATAATAAAAACATTCATACAGATACATCCAACACTTTATTAGGCGCTAAGCAATACGCTACTAGAAACGGATATAAGAACGTATCTATCAGAATAGGATACAATATAACCCTATTAGAATACAAAATGAATAACAAGTGGTACAAATACGAACACCTATTAAATTAAATACTAATTAAATAACTACATTATGAGATACAGAACTATAAATATATACAGTATAAACGACAAAGGTAACCACCTATACGAATACAGTACAATAACAAAAGATACTATAAAAGAAGTGCTAATTAAACACGTTAAAAACGATAATACTGATGATAAACTAACTAAAACAAGTTTACATTTCAAACATCTACAAAATAACTGTACATGGAAACAAGATAATATAGTATCTATATACGGTAGTATCTCATAATTAATTACTAATTAAATAACTATTGTATAAATTAAATAATATAGTACGATTAAATTGATCACCGTTAGGTGGTAACGGAACATAACATACTGAGTATTAACAAATAAAGATTAATTAAAATGAGGGTAGAAATTGAGAGAATTGAGAAAAAAGTTGAATTTGAGGGATTTAAGTTGATTATTTCTGTAGAAAGTTTATCAGAATTGAAAGACTTACACAACAGATTCAACGCATGTGGTTCGTATCTGAATGAATTATGTGATAACGAATGGTGCACTAACAATGATTCAGATGTATTTGAAACTATAGACAATGAACTAGAGAAGTTTGAATAGTATCTAGAACACTGGTAAACAGTACTCTATTAGCCTAGTTGGTTGGTAGGGTACTCTGGGTGTTTTGAAAAGGGATGTGCGTGATTACCCACCAAATAACACATACACACATCTCCAACTGACATACTCCCAACCGACAATTCAATAGGCTATAGGATTAATTCAATAAGGGTAAAGCGTAAGCTTCATCTGTATAATATACAATAGTTCTTGCAAATAGGTTTTAGATAGTTATAGACACTAAATAGATGACTTCGTTACCTTCATTTCATTCAGGATTGTAAGTATGCTTAGGTTTTATAAAATAGCTATGTTAATAACTATCTAATATTGATAATAACTCAGAAGTAATTAGGTGTTTAAATAGTTGCATATTAAAAATTTTTTCACTACCTTTACAATAGTTGAGTATTTAGCTAGTTGATTAGTTTTTTATTAACCAAGCCATGAAATGGTAAAGCGTCAGCTTCATAGTAATTAAAATAGTTTTTATATGGATTTAGTTTGGTTGTTTTATTGGTGTTTTATGAGTTGGTTAGGATGGAATATAGGAACTTACTTAGGTAAAAAGAAATAATATGAGAAAGTTACCAGAAAGATATAAAGCTCAGAGTTACTGTTTGAATAACTCTATACTTATATATCCAGTACCTGTATCAAAGACTACGTGGAAGCTAGAAGTTAGTTATAGAGGTCAGAAACCTATAGTTTCAAAAGAGATGTATAATAAGAAACAGTTAAACGATAAGACGTGGGAACTGTATGTTCATTTTTATAATAAAAGAGATATATGAAAGCAGAAATAACGATAACAGAAACTAATGATGTATTTAGTGCTGATGCAAAAGAGAAGGGGTTTTATCTAAGTATATCAGATAACAAGATATACTTTATAGATTCTAGTAATTGCCCTTGGTTTGTTTGTGAAGGATCAGATATAGAAACATATAAAGAAGAATCTAAAGAAGATGAAGAACCTAAAGAGAATATGTTATCAGAGTCTTTTGCTTTAAAAATGTTAGCTGTCGCATCAGGGAAAGTAGATAACGTAAAACTATAACTACGCAACTGACATGAATAGCACAATAAGATTTATATTAACATTAGCCTTGGTTATATTCTTAGCAGGAATTGGCTTAGGCTTTTTAATTGGAGTATATTATGAAGTATTACAAGCATAAAGAAAAAGAAGTCTACTGTTATGTAGTTGGAAACTTAGCTACATTTAGTAAATGGAAATGGAAAGGAGACACCTGCGTAGAAGAGAAGACAAGTAAAGAAGTAACAGACGCTTTTAAGCTGGCATTTGAAGAGTGTACTAATGTAGATTATAATAATGATTGGGGAATTAAATTAGAGAAAGCATGAATAGAAGATTAGATGAATTAATGGATGCAATTGACTTACAAGATGTATTTGCAACTGCCAAGTATCTTGATCAGTTAGGATTTATTGCAAGAGATATGGATTTAGAAACTCTAAGAGAGTTGAATGTAGAAATATATGAATTAGTAAAAGCTAAAGGCTTACACTAAACTAACCTTAGTTAATTTTTATATGAAAGATACATTGGAAATAGAAGTGCCATCATCACTTGATGGTATTACTTTAAAACAGTATCAGAAGTGGTGTGAGCTTGTTGAAGCAGTTGGTGATAATCCAGATGGAGGACTGCTAGATAAAGCACTTGTTAGAATATTCTGTAAAGTCCCAAGGAAAGAAGTTGATAAAATAGACTTCCTTGAGTTTGATAGGGTGTTAGAAGTTTTAAGAGAAACATTCAATGCTAAGTCAGAAACTCTTATTGAGAGATTTACTATGAATGGCATAGAGTATGGATTTGAACCTAACATGGAGCGAATGAGTACAGCAGTTTACATAGATACAGAAGGTAATCTGGAATGGCAGGACTTTCACGTAGCTATGGATGCTTTATACAGACCAATAACATTCAATAGAAAGGCTTACGGAGTAGATCAGTATGCTATTGAAGATTATGAACCTTGCTTAAAGAAAGCAGAGTTAATGAAACAAGCACCTCTTGACGTTGTTATGAGTGCTAGAGTTTTTTTTTGCAATTTAAGCATGGACTTGTTGAAGACTTCCCTGAGCTATTTGGAAACAATGAAGAATCAGAGCAAGGATTTCAGTCAGCAGAAGCAGTATTTGCAGCTAAAAACGGATGGTATAACTCAATTTATACACTCGCAGGAGGTTCTTACACGAAGTTTGATGAAGTTGAAGCATCACCAATCATTGCGTCATTGAGATACCTTACATATGAAAAAGGAAAGATAGAGTTAGAGAATAGAAGAATAGAAAAAAGCATGAAACGATGAGACAGTATTATTTATTAATGGATGCACTTAAAGAGTATCTACAAGCAAATCCTAATGTAAATACTATACATGAAGGAGATTTCTTTAAGGTTGACCTAAGTAAAGAATCTGTATTTCCTCTTGTGAATATGGATGTAGTTACTGTAGAGTTTCTTGAACACTATAATAGGTTTACTATGCAGATAGTAGCTGCTGATATAGTTGACGAAATAAAGACCAACGAAAAGAATATGCAAAACGTATTCCATGGAGCAAACAATCTACAAGACATATACAATACTCAGTTAACTGTTATGAATCTATTGCAGTCTACTTTAAAGAGAGGTAGCTTAAATGATATAGATTTTGTATTAGACAAAGATGAGTCATCAGTTGCAACGCCATTTGAGCAAAGGTTTGAAAACTTACTTGCAGGATGGGTGTTAAACGTTATTATAGATATACCAAACGATGATATATCAGTTTGCTAATGGATATACAAAGAAAAAATACATTAGCCTTTCTTAGCAACTATACGGACAAAGTAGTTGAGAAGACTAAATTAGAGATCCTAAGGAAGCGTAAAAGACAGTACGGTACAAGAACACTAAACACTCCTATAGAGTCTTCTGGAGAGGGTAGAAAGAGCATACATAAGGTGTCTGACACAGATGGTTTTAATGTAGTTGGTAACGATTATCTTGAGGACGTAGATGAAGGAACACAGAGCACAAAAGCAACTCTATCAGAGATTATAGCTTGGATGAAGAAGAAACCAGTGCTTGTTACAAACTCAAAAGGAAAAGTTATAAAACAGTCCTCAGAAAGAAGAGATGCTGTTGCAAGAATAATACAAAGGAAGTTAGTGTTTGAAGGAATAAAGCGAACAGCATTTCTAACAGACCTTGTTGATAGAAGTATTGTTATGTTAAACGGTATTGAAAACGCTGTTGCAGATGATGTAGTTGCTGATATGGGTAAAATACTTGAAGCGCATGGATTCGTAGAAAAAGGAGAGAAATACATTTTAGATATAAAAAGATGAGTAAAATAAACGTAAGAGCACCATTTCATGTATATACATACAATGAATACATGAGTTATGCTGAGGTCGAGCTTAGGATTTATACAGGAGATATATCAAACGAACCTTCTTTAGCAAATCAAGTTCTTAGATCCACGGCAATAAACAATGAAGTAACTATAGATATATCACAAGTTTTAAGAAGTTACATAGATGATGTGTTTTCTGGAGATTATAGTATAAATCCTCCATGGTGTAATGTACTGCTTATTGTTTATGATTCAGATGGTATTGAAATAGCAGGTTCAAATACAACATACAGTGTTTTCGAGGGATTTCCTTATTTTGAACTAGGAACAAACGCACAGTTAAACGACGTTGTAATGATGTCAAATAATACTATCATAGCAAATGACTACTACCCTATAGAAGTGCCTGTGTATGTAAAGGATTATGACGTAACAGTTGATTACTATAGCAAAGGAATACTTGAATACACCTCAACAAAGACTTTCGTGGATAACTCAGATCAGGTTGTTCAGTACACTAGTAATTCGGTAGGGGACATAGATATGTTTGTAAGCAGAGTTACCCTTGATGGAGGGGTGGTAGAGGCAAAGGAATGTGTTAAAGACGCTTATGACGACTATTATAGCTCTATGGATGTAGACTACATAGTTGTATCTTATAACGGAATAGAAGAGATTATACCTGTAAAAGAGGTTGAAGAGTGTAAATACAGCACATACAAGGTTACGTTTAAGAATCTATACGGTGTATGGCAAGATTTGTGGTTCTTTAAGCGTTCTGACCTAAGTATAACAACAAAATCAGAAGAGTATAACTCACAAGTGCTTTCTGGAGGTCAATACAGTACAAATAGACATCAATACAAGACTTTTATAAAGAACGGTAGAGAAAAGCTAAGTCTTAACTCAGGCTACTATCCAGAAGATTATAATAGTGTTTTTAGAGAGTTGCAGCTATCTGAGCAGGCTTATGTTACATATGATGGACAAGTGCTACCTGTAAACATAAAAGACGGTCAATTCGCTTATAAAACGAAACTAAACGAGAAGTTAATTAGCTATTCAATAGAGTTGGATTTTGCTTTTGATAAGATAAACAATATTAGATAATGGCTTTAGATATATACGTAAGAGACGATTACGATAGAAAGACAAACTCTGTTACTGCATATGGGGATTCTCTTGGGGGTGTTCCCATGACTTACTATGTTCAGACAGCAGGAGTAGATGTAGTTGGTGAAGGAACTCAAATAGGATCTATCGTAATAAACGAAACAACAGGAGCATCAACAACCTTAATAGATATACAGTTTACAAACTACCTTGTGTTAGAGTCTCAGATAATATCTAACTCAACAGACATTTACAGTGTTCAAGTTTCTTCGGAATACGCAGAAGATAGATACAGTAAACTAGACCTTTACGACGACGAGCCAATAGAAGTAACTGAGAACATAAAAGACTTCAAGGATGTAGCAAAGGTTTTATCAGATTACTCTCAGCAGTTTAAAGTACCTGCTTCAAAGATAAACAACGGTATATTCGAGAACTATTACAACAATGATATTGTAGATGGGTTTGACGCTAGGTTTAGAAGAAAATGTATAATGAAATTAGCAGGAGCTGATTGGAAAGAGGGAGCTATAAGATTGACAAGTGTTGATATGGAGAACAACAACGCTGTATCTTATAACATAACATTCTTCTCTACATTATCTTCTTTAAAAACTATACTTGGAGACGACACGCTTGACGAGCTTGAGTATCTTGATGCCTTTAACCATGAGGTATCTTTCTCTAGTATAAAAGACTATCTGAATCTAGGTGCTGAATTAGATTATGATGTAGATGGATATCCAACAGGAAACACAACTAGAACAACGCCTCCTGGGTTTTTAGCACCTCTTCCACAGGACTTTCCTGATATGATGTACCCTCTTATATCGGCAAAAGACAGGTATTACGTAGATGTTTCAGACTCTCAACCAGATATATCTGGAACTAGAAATCTTTACACGCCTACAAACGATCAGTATCACGCATTGTACTGTTACGATTTAAAGCCATCAATAAAGATAATACACTTCATAAAAGCAATGGAGTTTAAGTACGGAATAGAGTTTTCAACAGATTTCTTTAATGAGTATTCTACTGTTTTTCAATCTACATATATGCACTGCGCAGGGGAAAGCGGAAGGATAATAGATAAAATAGAAGAGACAAATACGGATTTCCCTTTAGAGAGTCTTTCTTTTTCAACAGGAACTGAAACGAGAGAGGGTGTTGCTTTGGATTACATATCTGTTGGTCGTTCTGGATTACCGACAGGAGGTAGAAGAGATTTAACATCCTACACATATGAAGCTACTGTTGATGTTACAGGAAGTGGAGCTTACTCTGTATCTGTTATTGATAAAGACACGAATGTAGAATATTTTTCTGATGATAGCGACGGAGGTAATTACAACCTAAGCGTAGTTGTTTCTTCTTCTCGTTCTCTTGAAGCTGTGAAGCCAGTGGTTGTAATAACCACAAAGGGAGGTGTAACACAAGTGGAGCTTACAAACGTGGTTCTTACAAGAGTTTTTGATCCTGTGTTCGGAGCGACAGTAAACACTATAGGAAACTACACAACCACAAGAGATACTAGTCTGTCTCAAGGAATAGAGTTCAGAAAAGAGTTAGTTCCAAGAATGAAGTGTATGGATTTTATAAGAAGTTTATTTAAAACGTTTAACCTTGTTGCTTACATAGAGAATAACATTATAGTTATTAAAACACTTGATTCTTACTACGAAGAAGGAAATACTCACAATATAACTAGGTTCGTGGATTTCAATTCTCATAAGATAAGCAGGTCAGATGTATTTAGCGAGATAAATTACGAGTTCAAGGAAGCTAAAACAGTATTTAGAATAAAAAGCAATGAATTGACAAGCGATAGTTTTGGAGATGAAAAGTTTAAGTCAGAGAATAACTCTTCTTTTGACGAGGATCTTACGATGTTAAAGTAGATTTCGGTAAAATGATATATGAGAAGTTTTATGACGTTTCAACAAATCAATATGTTAATAGTAGATGGGGTTATAGCGTAGGTGAATCTTTCTCTCCAACGATAGAAGACAATCTTATACACTGCTTGAAGATACAGCCTTTTTATGTGTCTGTAAACGGAACTGACTACGACTATAAGATAACTGATGGAACATCCTATACAAAACTCCCTTTTACGTCTTTCCCTGTGTTTGCATCTCCACGAAACTTCTTTGAGGACGGTGCTGATACTGTAAACCTTAACTTTGGAGATGAGTCATATAACAATCAAGACATAAACGATAATTCTCTGTTTAAGAAATATCATGAAAATTACATACTGTCTATTTACAACAAACAGTCAAGGTTGTTCTCTGTTGAGGCACAGTTGCCTATAGACAAGGTAAGAGACATAAAGTTAAACGACAAGATTATAATAAATAGTGATACTTACATAATAAACAGTAAGAAAACTAATTACACAACAGGAAGGACATCATTTGAATTACTTGTAATATGATAAAAGATATAATAAAACTACTATCCTCAGCAGATTTCTACGGAGTTTCTGAGAATATAGAGATAGCAAAAGGAAAGTACGCTATTCCAACAAGTATTAAACACGCATACGAACAAGGTAAAAGAAAAGCACATGGCAACTAAAAAAGTACTTGTACAGATAAAAGTAGAAGGAGCAGAACCGACTAAAAAGGTAACTAAAGAAGTAGATAAACTTGCAGAAGCCACTAAGAAGTTAGAGCACGAGCTTACGGATGAGGCAAAAGCACTTGCGCAAGTTAACTTACAGACAGCTCACGCAAAGAAAGCTAATAAAGAACTAGCACAGTCTAATATAGACATGGCTAACTCTACAGAGAAAGTAACAAAAGGATTAAACGAAATGAAGACCACAGCAGGTCTTTCTGGAGCTATTGTTACGGAATTTGGTAGAACTATCTCTGATGCACCTTACGGAATACGAGGAATGGGGAATAACCTTTCTCAATTAGGTTCTTTATTCGGTGTGTTTGCTGTAAACGTAAAGAAGAGCGGTAGAAGCATGACTGATGGATTCAAAGAAATCTTTGGTCAGATGAAAGGGATAATCGGTATTATGACAGCTTTACAGGTTGTTGTTGCAATAGCTCAAACAGAATGGTTTCAGAAATGGACAGAAGGATTGTTCTCCGTTAACAAGGGATTAAAAGAGTTTGGCGAATTAATGAAAGAAACCTCTAAGATAGCAGGTGAATCTGTTGGTCAATTCAAGGTGTATGTATCTTTATTACAAGACGAGAACTTAGAGCAAGAAGAAAGAGTTAAGTTGATAAAACAACTAAACGAAGAATACCCAGAATTCAATGCTAGTTTGTTTGAGAGTACAGAGCAACAAGAGAAGCAAAATGAAGCTGTTGAAGACTATATAAAACTACTTAAGCAAAGAGCTAGAGCAGAGGCAGCTATGTCTAAGTTCAGAGAAGCAGAAGCTAAGATATTAGACCTAGAAACTTCTACAGACGCTAGAACAGCACCAATTGAAGCTGAAATAGAGAAGTTAAAAGAACTAGGCTATAATTACGTTCTTTCTACTAATCAAATAAACAGTATAATAAAGGATGGCTACACCACGAAAGAAGATATAACAAACCAAGCAATAGCGTTAAGACAGAATGAAATAAATCAAATAGAAAAAGAGAATGAAAAAGAGATAGAAGCTGAAAAGAAAAAGCAAAAATCACTAGAGAAATATTTTGATGCGGGTTCTTTAAATTCAAGAAGCAGAGGGTCAAGTAAGTCTAAAACTTCAAACAACGCTCCTTTAAGAGCTTTTAAGCAAGGTTCTTTACTTTTAAATACAGAAGAACAATCTTTTAATAACAAGAGAATAGCTCTAAACAGAAGAACGCAAGAGCAAATAATAGAAGACCAAAGAGAGGCTAGTGAGATATCAATAGACATAAAACTTGAAGAGTTTAAGGCAAAAGAGAAAATAAGGTTTGAATCTTATCTTAAAACAGCAAAACTTACAGACGAACAGAAAGAAGAAGCAAAAGAAGATTATTTAGAATCTATAGAACTTGCTGAAAAAGAAGCGGAATCTGTAATAAAAGCTATCCAAAAGGTTAGTCAGAAAAAACAAGAGCTAAGAGAAATAGATCAGGCTAATGCTAAAAAAGACAGAGAAGCAGGCTTAAGTGAAGCAGGTGGTCAAAGTGCTTTAGCTAGATCGGAAACAGAATTAGCTAAGTTAGACTCTCAGAAGGCTCTTGACGATTTGCTTTACGACAACAAAGTAGCTCAATTAAATAGACTTTTAGAACTAGAAACAGAAGACACGGAAAAAAGAAAAGACCTGATAAACGAGTTAGCTATTTATAAGATACAGAAAAGCGATACGGATTTGTTATACGCAAGAAAGGTAGAGGATGCGAAATACGATTTAACCGTTCAAGGCGTAAATGCTATAGCATCAATACTAGGTAAGCAAACGAAAGCGGGTAAGATAGCAGCTGCAACAGCGGCAACGATAAACACTTATCAAGCTATAACAAAAACTTTAGCAGAAACAACAGACCCTACGCCTACGCAATCTCTTAGGATAGCCAACGCAGCGGTTATAGGATTAGCTGGGTTTGCTCAAGTTAAAAACATCCTCTCTACTAACTCTCCAAACTCAAGCGAAGGATCGTCTTCTGGAGGAATAGGAAGTACAACCGTTCAAGCACCCGATTTTAACATCATCGGAAGCTCAGGGACTAATCAACTAGCAGAAGCTATAGGAAGTACTGAGAAGCAAGATATAAGAGCATATGTAGTTACATCAGACATAACTACAAAACAAGCATTAACAAGAAACATTAGAGAATCATCAGAAATATAAAGATATGGATACAATAGAAATGATAATTGACGAGAGTAAAGATTGGAGTGGTGTTATTGAAACACTTGCACTAACAGACACACCTGCAATAGAAGAAGAGTTTATAGCTCTTTCAGCAGAGCCTGTAGAGGTTCTTTTAGCAGAGGTAGACAAAGAGAGAAGAATACTAATGGGAGCTGTTCTAGTGCCTGATAAGAAGATTCTAAGAAAGGGAGATAATGGATATTACAATATTATGTTCTCAGCAGAAACTATCTCAAGAGCATCACAGTTATATCTTGAAAGGGGTAATCAACACAATTCTAACCTAGAGCACGAAATAGAGCTAACAGGACAAACTGTTGTTGAGTCTTGGATTATAGAAGATGAAGTTCATGATAAGTCAAGAAAGTTTGGTATGACACACCCTGTTGGAACATGGATGGTTTCAATGAAAGTTGACAACGATGAAGTGTGGAATGACTATGTAAAACTAGGTAAAGTAAAAGGGTTCTCTGTAGAGGGTTTATTCAGTGGTAAAGAAGTAGTTGACAACTATTATTCAAATGCTTTATCTATATTAAAAGAAGTTGTTGAATCTAAATTAAAAGAAAATGAGTAAGAGAGTTTGTCAATGTAAAAACGGAAGCTATTCTAAGGACTGCTGTGACGATTATTTAGCTCAAGGGATAGGTGAGTTAGATAATCAGTCAGAAGGCTTTATAACGAATGAAAACACCATTAGAACACGTGTTAGAGTTAGAAACGCAACGGACATATAAGAATAGTTAATTTTGTATAATAATCAAATAATATTTTCATGAATAAAGAAAAAGAAGCTAAAGGCATCTTGGAAAAGGTTTTGACTATGCTGTCAGGCGTTGACAAGAAAGCAGAAGTGATGGAAGATGTTGTTGCTGAGGTAGAACTTTCGGAAGAAGCTGTTGAGACAGTTGTTGAAGAGGTTGTTATTGAAGCTACACAAGAAGACGCTCAAGAGGTTATTGAAGAGCCTATTGAGGCAGAGTTATCAGCAGAACCTAAAGTAAATTATGTTACAGCAGAAGACTTTGAAAAGTTTAAAACTGAATTAACAGCTATCGTAAAAGGTAAAGTTGAAGAGGTTGAAGCTGAGAAGGTAGAGTTATCTGAGCAAGTAGTAGAGTTATCTGCACAGCCTGCAACAGAGCCTATTTTACACAGTCCTGAGATGAACACAGAAGGAGTATCTGGGTTTAGATACGCACAAAATAAACCAAAAGGAATGATGGACAACGTTATTGAACAATTATCAAAATATAAATAAAAAAATGGCAACTACAACAACTATTACAACAACTTACGCAGGGGAAAAGCTAAGAGGCTATATCGCAACTGCTTTATTATCTGCTAACTCTATCTCAAACGGAGGGGTTTCAGTAAAGGCTAACGTTAAATTTAGAGACGTTATCAAACAAATGGCATTAGGAACAGATCTTATTAAAGAAGGTTCTTGTGATTTCGATGCTACATCATCTGTTGATTTAACAGAAAGATATCTTGAACCAGAAGAGTTTCAAGTAAATATGCAATTATGTAAGCAAGACTTTAGAGATGATTGGGAAGCAATTTCTATGGGTTACTCTGCTTGGGATAACTTACCTCCAGACTTCGAGACTTATTTCGTAGCTAGGATAATTGCTAGAGTAGCAACAGCAAACGAAAGAATTATCTGGCAAGGCGCTGATGCGGTTGCAGGAGAGTACGCAGGATTCTTAGAATTGTTTGCAGCAGACGCAGATGTGGTTAAATTAGTCGGAACAGCTATCACGGCAGCTAATGTTGTTGATGAATTAGGAAGAGTGGTTGACGCAATTTTACCTCAATTATATGGTAATCCAGACTTATCTATCTATATTCCTCAAAACGTGTACAGAGCTTATGTAAGAGCTTTAGGTGGATTCCAATCAGGAGGTCAAGGTGCAGCAGGTTTCCAAGACAGAGGGAATAACCAAACTTTCGGAGACTTAGTGTTTGACGGAGTTAGATTACTTGTATGTAACGGATTGCCTGATAATACTATCGTAGCAGCAGAATCTTCTAACTTATGGTTTGGAACAGGATTGTTTAACGATCAAAATATGTTGAAAGTAAAAGACATGGAAGATGTTGATTTATCTCAGAATGTAAGATTCGCAATGAGATGGACTGCAACAGTAAACTACGGAATTGGAAGTGAAGTTATCACTTACGTACCAGTATAAAGATTAACTAATGATATCAAAGGGGGATTTCGGTCTCCCTTTTAACTAATAAAATAAATAATATGGCTTGTATTTTAACAACAGGGAGGTCAAAACCTTGTAAAGATGCTGTAGGTGGTATCAGAAAGTTATACTTTGTTGATTTTGGACAGCTTGGTGAAGTAACCGAGGTTGAAGACGAAATCACAGAGATTGACGGAACGTTTACTTACTATGAGTATGATGTAAAAGGAAACTCAGAACTAACTCAGAATATTAACTCTTCTCTTGAGAATGGTACTACATTCTTTGAACAGGTTGTTAGTGCTACTTTTACTAAACTAACAAAAGAAGATAATAAAGAATTAAAACTAATGGTTTACGGTCAACCTCATGTATTCGTTGAAGACTACAAAGGTAACGTAATGTGTGTTGGTCTTGAAAATGGAGCTGATGTAACAGAAGGAACAGCGGTAACAGGAACAGCAATGGGAGACCTTAACGGATATACTCTTTCATTAACGGCTAACGAAGTGTGCTTTGCTAACTTTGTAGACCCTGCTTTAAACGTAGGTGGTTTCTTACAAGGAATCGTAGGTACTGCAACAGCAGGATCTCAGAGAGACCCAGAGTAATAGTAATTTTTTATCACAGTACAATCAAAGGTGTCTTCGGATGCCTTTTTTTGGCTCGAAACGTGAGTATGGCATTAGTTAATTTTACATGATAGTACTAACCACGTCAACTGACGCACAAACAATAACATTTATACCAAGAAAGTATCTACTTGCAGGTAAACTTGTTCTTACTAGAAAAGACGAGAGAGATGTTATTATACTCTCTGCTGAATTCAATAGGGCTGATAACTATATAGACGCAACAGCAATATTTAATCTCACAGAAGGAAGTAGGTATTCTCTTAGAGTTGTTTCTTCTAGTTCTGATTTCTTTGCTAGAGTAGAAGCTGATTATGGAATTATAGAAGCAGAAGATTGCGTTGACGACTTCCTTGACAATTCAATAGGGTCAGAAGAGGTTTTATATAGAGATATAATTCTATGTACAGACCAAACAGAATACGATAGATACAATATCCAGAAAGGAGAATACATTGAAGCAGAAACAACCGATAACGAATATGTTGTTGTAAACGATTAGACATGAGCAGAAGAAATCATAAGAAAACATTAGCTACAAAAGACAACGGAGCTATTCATATAGTTGAAATGTCTTCACATACAAGACCAGAGGTTACTGAAAACGCAGGACAGGATTGGATTGAGTATGGTGCTGATAACGACTATTACACTTACCTTATAAATAGATATAACGGTAGTGCGACGAACAACGCTGCTATAAACGGTATTGTTGAGATGATATACGGAAAAGGTATTGAGGTTATTGAAGGAGAAGACTCTGATTTGTCAAAGAAAGTAAAGAAACTATTTCCTAAAGAAGACACTAGAAGAATATGTAATGACTTCTATACACTAGGAGGTGGTGCTTGTCAGGTTATATATTCAAAGAGCGGTAAAGAGATTATGCCAATAGTTCATATGCCTGCTGAAACATTAAGAGCAGAGAAAGCAATTGATGGTGTTATAAGAGGATATTACTATTCACCTGATTGGAGTCAAGCAACAAGAGCGGGTAAGAACGCTCCAAAGAGATATCCTTCATTTGGTTACGGAAATGGAAAACAAGTAGAGATACTATTCATAAAGCCTTATAAAGCAGGTTACTTCTATTACTCTCCTGTATCTTATCAAGGAGGTATTCAGTACGCTGAACTAGAAGAAGAAATAGCTAACTACCATATAAACAACATAAAGAATGGATTATCTCCAAGTATGTTAATTAACTTTAACAATGGAGTTCCTTCGCCAGAAGATAGGTCAAAGATAGAAAAGAGTATTATCGATAAGTTTGGTGGATCATCAAATAGCGGTAAGTTTATTCTTGCTTTTAACGACAGTAGAGAGTTAGCAGCTTCAATAGAGCCTGTTATCTTATCTGATGCCGCAGAACAATATCAATTCCTAGCAGACGAATCTCGTAATAAGATTATGGTTTCTCATAGGATTGTGTCAGGAATGATAGTTGGTATAAAAGAACAGACTGGATTAGGAAACAATGCTGAGGAGTTACAAACAGCATCAACTCTTATGGACAATATAGTTATTAGACCTTATCAAGTAACTATATTAGATGCTTTTGAGAAGATACTTGACTACAACGGAATGGAAGACGAAGAGCTTTACTTTAAGACGTTACAGCCTCTTGAATTTACTAACCTAGAGAACGCTATCACAGAGGAAGAGATAGAGCGTGAAACAGGTCAGAAAGGAGCTAAAACAGATACAGGAATGGTAACAGAACAAGATATATAACATGGCTAAAGCATTATTCATAAAAACCTCTGACATTGTAAAGAAGACTTCTTTATCAGGTAGTGTTGATTCAAACAAGTTTCTACAGTACGTAGAGGTCGCTCAAGAGATTCATGTTCAGAACTTACTTGGTACAGATTTATACGACAAGATAAGCAGTGATATTGTAGGAGGTACTTTGTCAGGAGATTATAAAGACCTTGTTGATGATTATATTAAACCTATTCTTATTAACTACGGTATGGTTGAGTATTTAGGTTTTGCACAGTACGAGATAAGTAACGCAGGGATATACAAACACCGTATAGAAACCTCTGAGACGGCTTCAAAAGAAGAAGTGGACTATCTTGTTGGGAAACATAAGAACTACGCCGACTACTACTCTGATAGGCTTATAGAGTATTTATGCATGAACGGAACAAGAGCTAAGTTTCCAGAGTACTATACAAATAGCGGAAATGATATTAAACCAGATAAACAAGTAACATATACTCCATGGAATCTAAGATAAGAACTTACAAACCGAAACAAGGAAACGAAAACAAACTAAAAGTATATCTAAAAAAAATAGAAGATGTCAAACAACACAGAGTGGGGTCAAGCTCACGTAAATAACGAAATAGGGTACGGACAAGGATCAGCAAACAACACTATAGGCTGGGGCTCTATCTACTTGCTTTCTTGGAGTGGAGATACGTTTCTTGAAGGTCTTAGTCAAGACGCTATAATCTTTAAAGATAGAGTTGTTTCTGATGGAGGTATTGTAGAGTCTTTGTACTGTGTTAGTCAATCAATTAAATAAAAATATATTATGAGTAAAGCATTTACATACATACCAAGCGCATATAAAGCAGGAATAGCATATGTACCTATACCAAATACAGCGGCAGGGGATTACAAACTTACAAGAAACAGTATAGCCACAAGAGTAAACGAGAACGGAGATACTGTAAATGTACCAATAGACACACCTGTAATAGATTATTCTGATGGGGGTTGCCCTGTACTTGTGTTAGACGGTGATATTTGCGGAAACTCCCAACAAGTCTACAACCCTAATTCATTGGTTTGGAAGTTGAATATGGCGGCTTTAAGTAATGATGCTATTACTAATTCAGAGGAAATATCTATAAATAACGGAGTGTCAAGTAACAGGTTTTATTCTAGGCTGGTTGATGGTGATGGGTTCAGGGTTGGTGTTGTTACTGATAACGTAAATCAAGGAAGTTTAACCGTGCCTGTAGGCAACACTGGTGATTATAACCAATACGACATACTAGAAGAAAACGGAAATATAAAAATCAAAGTCAATGGGATATACTCAGGAAATATAGATGGGTTTACGATGCCTGCCGTTTTGAATAATAAACAATATTCAGAAGGAAATTCATTAGACTTCAAGGGCAAAATAAAGTCAGACACAGTTTCAGAAGATTTAACATCTTTTAACTCTACAGAACTATCTATAAACGATATTTTAATAAACTCTAAATTAACTATACGATAATGGCAAAGATATTTAAATGGAATCCTAACCAAACAGCAACGGGTACAGGTGTTAGTGTAGCGACCGTAGAAGATACGGCAACGGGAATTGTTGAGGGTGTTGGAATGGGGTGTGAAAGAATAGCTACAAAGACAGCTACAGGAAGAGATGGTATATTATATTCAACGCTGACAAAAGAACCTGCAATGACTTTGAAAGATAGTGTACTTGTTGCTAGTTTGGAGGGTGAGAGTGCTAATTTATATACTTACAGCGAAGATTTTAGTCAAAGCTATTGGAATAAATCCAACGTATCTATAGATTATGGATACACTTCTCCTGATGGTAAAAACACAGCCACAAAAGTAACCATAACAGGAAGTGGATTTATCGCTGTCTACAACACCCAAGACCAACTAGGAAATCAAGTAGATTGTAGTTTTTATGTAAAATCAAACAACGGTACTAATCAAGCAGGGATTAGAATAGGAAATACAACTATTCCAATATCTTTATCTAATGAATGGGAAAGATACGAAAGCGACTCAATATCGGATAACAATGTATATGGATTGACTTTTACAGGGGATATAGGAGATGTTTTTTATATATACGGTGCTCAATTAGAGATAGCGAAAAAAGCGACATCCTACATTCCAACAAACGGCTCTACCCAAACAAGAGATGCAGACGTAGGATTTAAAACTCCGGATATTTCTTCTTTGATTAATTTGAATAGTGGAGTTTTAGAGGTTGAAATGGCTGCTTTGGTTAATGGCGCAACCAATAGAAGGATTTCATTAAACGATGGATCGAGCGACAATAAGATTGATTTTTACTTCAATACGTCATTAGATAGAGTGTCTGTCAGGTTAAACGTAGGAGGCATAGTAACGATTGCTCAAAACATAGATAATGTTGTCCAGACAGATTTAAATACCTATAAATTGGGATATAAAAGCGGGGAAGTTTATTTGGATATAAATGGAATTAACGTTTGGACTGATAATACTATTTTCGCTTTTGCTAAAGACATTAACAATATACGTTTTTCAGATCCTGCTGATGTTCAACATTTAGAAGCAAATATAAACTATTTAAAATTCACATCAAATGACTAGAATAAAACAACCTAAAATAAGTAAACATCTTTTCGACACAGAAGAAGAAGCGTTAAGCGTTGTAGATAGTTTTAAGCACGTTTTAAGCGAAGATGGAGAGATTTTAACACCTTGCTATCATAAAACAATGGGACTTAAAGCAGAGGTAACTAAAACGGTTTACGAGAAAGAAACGGTACAAATCTTAAACGAAGAAACAGGTAAGAATGAATCTTGGGAAATAGACACAGATGAAGTTATTCAAGAATCTTATCCAACAGGTAAATGGCAGTTAGATATTCTTTGGTTTTTTGAAGAGGACGAAGAGTTTAAAGTTGGAGAAGATTTGGAATCGTCTAAAATAGATTTATGCCATGAAGGTAATCATGGATTAGCAGGTTACAGTTATTTAAAAAATAAAATATAATAATTAAATTCAATAAAAATGGCAACAAGAACAACAAGAACAGTATCTCCAAGTAGAAAAAAAGGATCTAAAAAAAGAAGCTAATTGATTAAATCTATAAGAACATTTCTTTACTTATTAGCTATGACTTTGTTTGTAACTAATTACGGTATATGTCAGTATCTATATCCTGCTATGGATGATTTATCATGCGATAAGTGGTGGGAAACTAACTCTTGCATATACGGTATTACTATTGCACTGCTACTGCTAGCTTCTACGCTAAAAGAAAGAGGTGTTCTTAGATTTATTCTTGATATTGGAGCTGGATTTGCAGTGTCTAATGTTATTGACAGAATGTATTTTAACACAACACAGTTTAACAAGTCAGACTATATTATGATAGCTCTAACTGTACTTATAGCTGTATTAGATTATAAGAAAAATGAACACACCACCAACAACTAATCTGTTACTACAGAACTTGATAGAATCAAACAAAGAAAGACACGATGAAGAGAAGGTGCGTGCAGAGAAACAATTAGAAGAAGCTCTAAGAGTAAGCAATAGACTAAACGAGCAACAAGGAGACATTACAAAGATACTAAGCTATCTTGAGGTAAACAGACATACAGGAGAAGAAGGACTTGTAAAGCAAGTAAACAGAATGGAAGGGCAACTAGAACGACTTGAGCACAAAACAGACAAAAAGATATGGATGTTTTCAACTATAGTTACAGGTCTTGTATTAGCTTTAAAATGGATATTCGCAAAGATAATATGAAACTAACAACTAACTTTAGCAAGCATGAATTTGATTGTAGTGATGGCAGTGAAATGCCAGATGATGTATTGGCGAATACACGAGTTCTTGCTAGTTATTTACAGGTTATAAGAGATACTATTGGTGTTTCAATAAATGTGAATAGCTCTTATCGATCTCTTCAATTCAATAGGTCTATTGGAAGTAAAGACACTTCTCAACACGTAACAGGGAAAGCAGCAGACTTATCCGTGAATTCAATAACCCCTGAGCATTTATACGATGTTATAGAATATCTTATAGAATGGGATTTTATTCCAGAAGGAGGTTTAGGATTATATGATACATTTGTCCACTATGACATCAGAGGCTACAAAGCTAGGTGGGACAACAGAAAAACAGAATAAAACAAAAAGCTATGGAAAGAAACACGAGTACACCACATGAAAGCAACGATCCGTTCCCAAGTGGAGAGGGTGTTGGAAATGTAACACATGAAAACACAGAAAAAGAAATAAAGAATACTAGCTACAGAGTAGTTCCTGATGATATATCAGCAGTTCAGTTTGATGACGATGAGATATTCAGCAAGGAAGGAGCTATAGCGTATGACGTTACAATAAACAAACCTAAATACTATGACGGTAACTCTTGGGTTATGTTTGAAGGAGGAACTAGTCCTTATGAATTAGTTAACAGAATACTTGTAACTCAAGAAAATGCAGACTCTACGCTAGGAGGTGTAATAGATAGTACTAAAGAGTATTTTCTTGACGGTATTATTGACATGGGATCTAATCAGATAACCATACCAATAGGAGGTATAAATATAAAAGGCTACGACTTTAATATAAGTGGATTGACAAGCTCAGAAGATAATTACACTATGTTTGTTTCTGAAAGTATAGCTATAGGTAGTGGTGATGTCTTAGGACAGGATTACTTTATCGAAG